AGCAGACTTCGACACAGGAAACATGAGATACAAAGCAAGAGAAAGATATGCTTTTGGATTCTCTGATCCTCGTTGTGTGTTTGGATCACCAGGCGCAGCTTAACGAACAATTGTTCGATTATTAAAAGGGTGGCTTGCGAGTCACCCTTTTTTTATGTATAGTTAAATTACCTTGACGAAGAATTAACTTCGACAATTGCCAAGACAAGGAGAATGAAATGGCTAACACAACATTTACAGGTCCGCTTAGATCTGAAAGCACAATCAAAACAATAAGCAAAAACTCTACAACTGGAACAATAACAGAAGTATCTACTTTTGGTGACGGCCCAGTTAGTTTATCTGATGGAAACGTAACACTTACTAATGCCACTCATAGTGGTAGAATTTTACTTGTGCCAGATGGAGGACAAGATAATACATACACATTACCTGCACCAATAGCTGGATCTATTTTTAGATTTATTTATGCGGGTGGAGCTGCTGATGCAACAGACGCTTTGATTGTTACACCAGGAAATTCAAATTTCTACATTGGTGGTGTGACTTTCTTAGATACTGATGGAAATGAAGTAAGTTCAGTATTTTCTGATGGTAATTCAAACAGTAGTATTCAACTTAATGTTCCTGCTGGTTTTGATGTTACTATTATGGGTGTAGATACAACTAATTATCAAATTTTTGGAAATGTTACATCAACAACAGCACCTGCTTTTGCTGACCAATAATAGGAGGCATTTATGGCGATTAGGTCTGACGTAAAAGCATTTAATCACGATCAAGGTGATAGTGCAACGGTTTTAGGTCCTTCAAGATCAAGGATAAGACAAGTTGTTATATTTGGTAATTCTGCTGGTGCATTAACAATTAAAGATGGATCAGGTGGATCAGATATATTGGTTCAAAGTTTTCCAACAGGATTACATACTTTGAATATTCCAGATGCAGGAGTGTTGGCTGAAAGTGGAGCATACATACATGCCTTTTCTGGTAGTGGTAATAAACTTACTTTGTTTTTATCCTAATGGCTAGAAAACAAGATAAACAACCACCTAAGACTAAAAAGTATTTTCGCTCCACTAAAAGTGGGGCGGGAATGACTAAAGCTGGTGTTGCTCGCTACAGAAGAGAAAATCCTGGTAGCAAATTAAAAACAGCAGTAACTGGTAAAGTTAAACCTGGTAGTAAAGCGTCTAAAAGACGTAAGTCTTATTGTGCAAGATCACTAGGACAACTTAAAAGAGCATCTGCTAAAACAAGAAATGATCCTAATTCAAGAATTAGACAGGCAAGAAGAAGATGGAAGTGTTAATGGAAAAGAATGTTCAATCCTTGCAAATAGAATTTGCTGAATGGAAATCTAAACAAGACTATCTTGTTAAGCATGTTGATGAATTAAGAGCTGATATGACAGACATCAAAAGAGCAGTCTTTCAAGCCAAGTGGATGTTGATTGGTGCTTTGGCAGTAATAGCTGTAACTAATACGGGAGCGGTAACAGAATTGTTATCGTTGTTAAAATAATGGTTATGGGTAGATCGCAAATGAGTAGACAAATTTCAAAGCCACCGAACAAAAAGAAAAAAATAAAAAAAATAGTAAAGGTGAAAAAAAATGCCAAAAGACGCTTGTTACAGAAAAGTTAAAGCTCGCTACAGAGTTTTTCCAAGTGCTTATGCTTCAGGAGCCATTGCAAAGTGCCGAAAGGTAGGTGCAGCAAATTATGGTACTGGAGGCAAAAAGAAAGCCAAAAAGAAAGCTGAAGGCGGTGTTGTCAAAATGGCTAGTGGTGGTGACGTAAAATTTGAAGAGATTACGCCAGGTTTAAGTTTAGAAGAAGTAATGAAGAAAATAAAAAGTATGAACTTTAATAGTTCAGGAAAAAGAGGTGCTAAGTTTACTGTTGATTCAAAAGGTAATGTAACTAAAAATTTTAAAAATGGTGGTAATGTTACCAAACAAAAACGTAAAAGACCTGCTAAAAATAAAAATATAGCTCGTGGTTGTGGTATCGTTATGAGTAATAGACGTAAAGTAACAAAGTATAGATAATGGCTGTAAGAAAGACAAAATCTGGATTAGCTCTTAAACGATGGTTTAAAGAAGATTGGAAAGACGTTAAAACAGGTAAGGCATGTGGTCGTAAAAAAGGAGAAAAAAGAGGCACTCCTTATTGTAGACCAAGCAAAAGAGTTAGTTCTAAAACACCTAAAACTAGATCAGAGATGACAGCAGCAGAAAAAAGAAGTAGAATAAGTCAGAAGAATAGAATAGGACAACCCGCAGGTAAACCGAGAAGAGTTAAATCTCTTAGGAGAAAAAAGAAATGACAACATCTGACTCCACAAATTTTGAACTTGATGTAGCGGAATATATTGAAGAAGCATTTGAAAGATGTGGGTTAGAACTTCGTACTGGATATGATCTGCAAACAGCAAAAAGATCTATGAATATAATGTTAGCAGAGTGGGCTAACAGAGGTTTAAATCAATGGACAATAGAACAAAGAACACAAGCTCTAACTGCTAGTGATTCAGATTATTCATTAGGGACAGATATCATTGATATATTATCTGCTGTTGTTCGTAGAAGTAGTACAGATTTTAGCATGACTAGAATAAGTAGAGACACATATTTAGCTATACCAACAAAAACACAAACAGGAAGACCTACTCAATTTTTTCTTGATAGACAAATAACTCCTAATTTGAAGATTTGGCCCGCACCTGAAAACAGTACAGATGTCATTCATTATGATGCCTTGACTAGAATACAAGATGCTGATGGCGCAACGAATACAATGGAAATACCATTTAGATTTTATCCTTGTTTAACTGCTGGATTAGCATATTACATATCTATGAAAAAAGCTCCTGATAGAATACAATTATTGAAAACAGTTTATGAAGAAGAGTTTGAAAGAGCTATGGGTGAAGATAGAGATAGATCAAGTTTTACGGTAACACCACAACTGAATTATTATAAGGTGGGATAATGGGAGCTTTTGCATCTGGTAAACATGCTTTTGGACTATCAGATCGTTCTGGATTTAGATACAGAATTAAAGATATGCGTAAAGAATGGAATGGTTCTTTGGTTGGTAAAGATGAATATGAAGAAAAACATCCTCAACTTACTCCCCCAAGAGTACCAACTGATCCAGAAGCTATAAGAAATGCAAGACCAGATAGAACAGAAACTGCTGTTCCTAATATATTACCTCTAAATGCTTTTACTATTACAGCGTCTTCAACAACAATAAGTGTTAATGAGCCTAATCATGGAAGATCATCAGATGATACTGTTAGATTTAGAGATGTAACTTCTATAGGTAATATACTTGGTTCAGTCATAATATCCGCAAGTGGCTTTACGATTACTAAAACAGATGATAATAATTACACATTTAATAGTGGTTCTACTTCAACCATAACACAAAAGGGAGGTGGTGGCATTGCGTCAGCAGGACCTGTCACTATAACAAATTAATGAGTTTTACGTTAGCGACATTAAAAACAGCAATACAAGATTATACAGATAATAATGAAACATCTTTTGTTACTAATCTACCTAATTTTATAAAAGGCGCAGAAGAAAAAATATTTAAAAGTGTAGATTTAGATTATTTTAGAAAAAATGTAACATCTGCATTTACATCTTCAGATCAGTTTTTAACTGTGCCATCAGATTATTTAGCATCATTTTCATTGCAAATAACATCCTCTGGATCAGAAAGTTTTTTACTTCAGAAAGATGTTAACTTTATAAGAGAATATACTCCTGCATCTACAACTACAGGTGTGCCTAAATATTATTCTAGATTTGATGTTGACAACTTTATTGTTGCACCAACACCAGACAGTAATTACGCTTTAGAATTACATTATTATTACAGACCAGCTAGTATAACTGCTGGAGCCGATAGTGGCACAACTTGGATAAGCACAAACGCTCCTTTTGCTTTGCTTTACGGATCACTTATAGAAGCGTATTATTACATGAAAGGTGAACCCGATGTTTTGGCTCAATATGAAAAAAACTATATTTTTTATATTGAAAGATTAAAAGATTTAGGCGAAGCAAGAGAAAACACAGATGGATACAAAGTTGGTCTACCATCAAGACCGAGAACATAGGAGTATAAAATGGCAACAGCAAATGCAGCAACCAATTACCTAGAGAGAAGAATATTACACTTCTTGTTTAAGAATAACTCTCTTAGTTTTTCTAGTCCTGGTGATAGCATATATGTAGGACTTGCAACGGCAGTAAGTGCGGCCGAAACAGGTTCTGTCACAGAGGCAAACTTTACAAACTACGCAAGACAACAAGTTACAGCAGCGAACTGGACTACAATAGGTGCAGACTCAACAGATACACAAACTGCGAAGAACGCAGCCAACATAGAGTTTCCAGCGTCTGGTGGAACAAATAACACAATAACACATGTGTTTATTGCAGATGCATCAAGTAGTGGGAATATACTTTTTTTAGGTGCTTTAGACGCTAGTAAAACAATAGCTAGTGGTGATATATTTAGAATTAATGCAGATAACTTAACCATAGAGTTAAAATAATGGCGTTAGTGTTAAATGACAGAGTAAAAGAAACAACGACTACAACGGGTACAGGTACATTTAATTTAGCTGGGGCAGTTACTGGTTTTGAAACATTTGTCGCAGGAATAGGTAATTCTAACACGACATACTATGCAGTGACTTTGCCTGGAACAGCAGAGTTTGAAGTTGGTCTTGGGACTATCACTGATGCTAGTCCAGACACTTTAGCCAGAACAACAGTTATAAGTAGTTCAAATAGTGATAATGCAGTAAATTTCAGTGCAGGAACTAAAACTATATTTTGCACAATACCTGCATCAAAGTCGGTATTTCTAGACGGTAGCGGTAATACAACACTGGGTGCAGACTTGTCTGTGGGTGATGATTTAACTGTTTTAGGTGGTGTAATTGATTTTAAATCTAATAGTGGATCACCAGCCTCTTTAAGAATGTATTGTGAAGTTTCAAATGCTCACTTTCAAACATTACAACCACAGCCACATTCTGCAAGTGCTGCTAACACATTAAGACTTCCTGATAGTGGAGATAGTGGTACACAAGATTTAGTCGCTGTAGACATTACTCAGACATTAAC